ACTTGGCTAAGGGATATCCTGATTTGCCGCACATCATACTTCAAACAAACCATGGTGGGCCTACAATACTCGCCAAAGACCATCTACTCTCCGCCAGTCGTGGAAATGTGTGAGATATCCGGGCTAAGGAGGTAGAAATTGTACACGGATTTGGAGTCATTGTTTAGTTCGAGCTGTCTACGAGTTTACGATAATCTTGTCAAGGCGCTCGGGAACCTGGGCTTAGCAATTCTATTATCGAAACTAATCGACATAGATAATGGGCAAACAGAAGAATTCTTTTTTGTCCCAATTGAGAGAATCTCCAGAGACCTCTGTATGGGCGAATATCAGCAGAGAAACGCTATGAGAAAGTTAGAAAAACTTGGTCTCATCACCACTCTCATAGTCGGAGCGCCCCCTAAGCGCCACGTAAAACTGAATGAGAGCGCGATAGTGAAGATTCTAAACTCGGTTAATTAGAGCGACTTATTGCCACGCTGTATTAACTAATTAACTAATTGAAAAAGGAGAGACACATGATTTATGCGATTATTCTAACAACATCGTGGTGCAAAGGATGCATGTCATTCCATGAGAGACTTGATAGGTTGATAGCGAAACGCCCGAAACTAAGTTCTCGAATAGTATTTGATGATGCGGAGGACGGTGATGTAGGGGAGAAACTTGCAAATGGATATGGGATGACATGTGCTCCGTTTATCATCTTTATGGATGTTGTAGGGCCTGGTGAGGCATGTAAAGACCCATGGACGCATGCGGGTTCAATGTCTAATGAATCTTTTCTGCGCGGACTTGGCGAGTTAGAGTAATCAACTTATTGTACGTCCGTAGACTAAATAGTAAAGAGGCTGCTGCCTCGGGGAGTGATTATGATTATGGGTGTGAAGATGCCGCTTATTGGCCGGGAACTTATCGCAAATCAGGAAGATGACAGGCTCTATGTCAGATTGGAAAATGATGATTTAGTTGATATTACAAAGCTCTTTGGCGATTTTGAATTTGTGCCAGAAAATCGAGTTCTACTGCTTGGACCGGTGACGGTCGAGTAACAGAGAATCACTGAAATTGCGCCTCTCTGACTAATTAAACATAGTCAGGGAGGCTATTTTTTTGGAGAAAGTGCTAATTATTGCAGATAGTCATTTAGAGTCAGGCGTAGAGCCTGAACCTGCATATCAACTTGTAAAGAAAGTGGTGAAGACAATCAAGTTTGATCGTATAGTCCATCTTGGCGATTGGCTTGATTTAACAATGATCTCTCAGTGGGTAGATGGAAAGCCGGGTAGAGTAGAGGGCGATAGGCTATCTGAGGAGCTTGATTTACTGAGATGCGAGATAAAGTATTTCAAGAAGTGCTGTAAATCGATTTTGTTGCTTGAGGGGAATCATGATAATCGAATCGAAAAGATTCTCGATAAGTATCCAGTATTCAAGGGAACATTCCCCGGATTGTCGGAGATGTGCAGAGAAGAGAAAGTTGATTACGTTTCGCTGTTGAAGCAGCCGTATAAATTGCTTGATGATTTGTTTGTAACGCACGGTGTTTCGTTTTCAAAGTATTTTTTCGCACAAATGATTGAGAGAGCGGGCGTGTCGATGATTTCTGGCCATGCTCATAGGACAGGCTCATATACATTTCAGTATATCGATGGTCGCGTTACAACCGGATATGGCTTAGGCACGCTCGGGCCAGTGAATCCCGAGTACTGTGCCGGACAGAGAATTACAGGGCATAGTCAGAGCTTTGGTATTTTGTATGTAGAGGGCAGTGAGTGGCAGTTAGATATCATCTACATCAAGAATAGGAAGTGCATCATCGCAGGTAAAGCCTACTCACTGGAAGAGAGATGTTGATAGCAATATTTGTATATAGCGTCTTTCGTGTTAGCCTTTTATGATAAATGATAGATAATATATATATCACATATCATTCATCTTACTTTGAAGGAGTAATAGGATGAAAATGATTTCAGTTCTCTTGGTTTTCGCGTTAGTTATTGTCGTAGGTTGTTCTCAGCCCACAAGTCCCTCGTCTACAACGCCAGCGGAACCGACAAGTCCTACATCTCCAACGACACCTGTAACGCCTACGCCTCCCGTCGTTACGGTAAATCCGCTAATCGGCACTTGGCTATGGATGTATTCGTATGTCTCTGGGAGCTATGCAACGCTCGCCTTTGATGGTCAAGGGAATCTAACATCGACGTTTCAGGTATTCGTAAGTACGGATGCAGGCTATGTGTTGCAATCAAGTCACGGAACATATACCTACACTGATACAACTCTAACCCTACTCTATAATGGAGCACAGCCGCAGACATACACGTATAATATCTCCGTGAAGTCAGGCGTAACGTATTTAGATCTCCCTGGGGTCGGATGGTATTCGAAACAGTAGCACTAATTAATTAATCGAGCCTAAGATTTGTTCTCCTGGGCTCGGTGTATCTGTGACCCCCCGATGGACAATAGTTCCTCGGGGGCTTTTATTTGTTCACTAATTATAAATGAGGCAACTCTATCAATGCAGGCATCCCGGTTGCAAGAAAAGAATTATTACAATGGGATACTGCTCCGTTCACGCCGCATTGCATAACGCTTTCGCGGCACGGCGTGTAGAGATAAAAAACAATCAATGGTCCTATCTCTACAACTCAGCACGATGGCATAAGGAAAGAGCTGAATGGCTTGAGCGCAATCCTGAGTGTGTTGTGTGCGGTGAGGTGGCGATAATTGTAGATCATATCATCGCTCATCGCGGTGATGTCGATTTGTTTTGGGATAAGGATAATTGGCAATCGCTGTGCAAGCGCTGCCACAGTCGGAAAACATTATATGAAGAGCGTCGGCGACAGGTGGCCGAGGGCGAGGGGCGCCCATATACGATGTCAAAATAATTCCCCCGGTTTTCTTTATATCACCCCCCTCTCCCTTTTTTTACATAAGTCACATGAGATTTTAGAGTTTTGGAGAGTAACGAATGCCCACTGTAAGAGTTCCAACGGCTGAGAAAATCAAAAAGGGCACATTAGGCTCATACGATAGGAAGGAAAGAATTGATGACAAGCTTCCCGCGCTAATGCAAAGCGGGATTCCTACAATTATTCCTCCTCCCGCAAGTGTTCCTCAATCAACTGAAACTGTTTGGTACAGAGTTTCTGGTAGATTGTCCGCTGCCGGTATTTGGACTGACCTTGATATTGAATATTTGACTCGAACCTGCGTCGAGCTTAATCAAATTGAAATTATTGATACTGACATCAATCGGTATTACGCGAAAATGATGGAATGTGAACAGTCATTGCATGAAATTGAAATTCTTGATGATGAAGACAAGAAGAAGATGCAAATCGACAAAATACGAAATGACCTTGAGTACTATCGCAGCTGGTGGTCGAAGCTTCTCACAAAAAGGATGAATGCCTCAGTCTCTTTCGTAAAGTTCGCATCGAAACTTGGTATGTCGCCAGCAGATAGGGCTGGTTTGAAGTTGATTATGGTCAGTGCAGATCAAATTGAGCGCAATAACAAGCCAAAGAGTGCTCTACAAAAGGCTTCTACACGGCAGGCCGTAGTTTTGGAGAATGAATAATGGAGTTAGATAGAGCCTTCACATATGTCGACGATGTTCTCTCCGGGAAAGTGCTTGCCGGTAAGTACATAAAACAGGTATGCAAGCGGTTTCGAGAGGATTTAGACAAGAAAGGCGATGATTGGAACTACTATTTTTCACCGGAAACAGCGGAGGAGGTAGTGACCGTCGTTCAAACGTTCCGCTATTTCGAGGGTCCGCTTGCGGGCGAAAAGGTGCATCTCCCCGATTGGCAAGTGTTTTTCGTTGCAAACGTCTATGGTTGGCTACGAAAAGGCGACAATCAACGCCGTTATCGTCGTGCCCTGCTCTATGTTGCACGCCATAACACAAAGACTTTTCTTACAGCTCTATTAGCATTGTATGAATTGGCGACAGTTCCTAACGGGCTCGCCGTTTCAGTCGCTACAACTACAGAGCAGGCTGAGCAAGTGCTTACCTACATGAAAAAGCTCGTAGGTGCCGTTGACGGCGATCCTGATGTAATGAATGAGGACGGTTCGCCCATATTCGAGGTGTACGATAGTGCGATTTACTGTCGGAACCGTTCATCAAGCTACTGCACCAAGTCCTCGATAGTGAGAAAGCTCCAGGGTTTCCATCCTACGCTATTAATCGCTGATGAGATCGCATCATATCCCGACACGTATCGAATAATTGATGTTATTGAAAGCGGAATGAAGCAGCCATCTCCGCGTCCTCTTACAATCTTCACGACTACCGGCGATCAGAATACGCAGTCAATTGGCTATATCGAATTTGAAAAGGCGAAGAAGATATTAAGTGGTCGATTCCCTGATGACAGTTATTTCGCGCTTCTGTACTGCATAGACGAAGGTGACAAATGGGACAACATAGAAGTAATAGGGAAGGCGAATCCAAATCTTAATATCTCGGTTTCGTATGATGAGATTCAGCAGGCATTGAATGATATCAAGCTCTATCGCGACCCCGTTCAAGAGATTGAATACAAGGTAAAGACTGCCAACACGTTCATAGCAGGAGTGAAGGGCGGCTTCCCAGAGAAATTGATTCAGGCGGCCGTTAGCAACAGTAATAAAAGGAAGTTCAAGGAGTATCTGACTGAGGAATATCTAACTACATGTCCATGCGCGGGCGGTATCGATCTATCGAAACGATTTGACTTCACGGCATACACGCTGTACTGGTACATAGCGGAACTTGACATGTATTATGCACGTCATCACTTCTATATTCCGGAAGAACAGATATCGGTAAAGATGAAAACTGATTCACCGGTAATTAGGCAGTGGGTAACTGATGGATACATCAGAGCAACGCCGGGAAAGACGGTTGATTATCACTATCTAAAAAAAGACCTTGAAGTGGATTTCAACACCTACGATATACGCGAGATAGGCTACGATCAACGATACTCAGCGGACTTAATTTCAACTCTTCAGGATAAGTACCCTGATTTGCCTATAGCGCTTACAAGTATCAGTAATAGTCATCAAAAGCAGCATGAAGCGCTCGGTGCCTGGGAGGAGCTGCTTGTAAATGAGAGACTAATTGATGGGAATCCCGTATGGGCATGGATGGCCTCGAACGCAACTATCGTTAGCAATCACGGTTTACGCTTAATAGATAAGATTGGCGATACCGAAGCACAGAAATCAACGAAGAGAATAGATGGCGTGGACACGTCAATAATGGCCTACAGCTGTATTCTCGGGCACCTCGGGGGAGCCGGTACGGAACTTGAGTACACGGCAGATGATTTTTTATTCCTCTAAAAGAGACACTAATTATAAAAGGTAATAAGCATGGGAATTAGAGAGTATATAGGCAAGCAGCTTCGCTCATTTCTATTCAATGGGGAAGACGTATCAGGAATCTTTGGCGTTGGCTACGGTAACGCAGGTCAGCCTGTCACTGATATGAATATCTTCCAGCAGGCTGCTTTTATCTCAGGCGTTAGATTGATTACTGAAAACTTTGCCTCCCTCCCCGTCGAGGTAATTTATGAAGACGATGAAGGCAACAGGTCTGTAGCAAAGAATCACCCCATATTCAAATTGCTTTACTGTGCTCCAAATTACGAAATGACAGCAGCCGTATTCAATCAAACAGCACTAACACATAATATTCTTTATGGTGATACGTTCATTCGAATTATCTCTGGTAGGAGTGGAAATATAACAGGTTTCGAGCTTCTCTTCCCGCCAGCAACGGTAGAATATAACGATCATTATGAAACCTGGATTCGTACAGAGCCGATGTCCGCGGGTGAACTCGTTAAGCTAACGAAGGACGAAGTCATAAAAATTCCGTTTATGTATGTCGGAAATGATTTCTTCCGAGGTAAGGGCCTTATTCGGCTATCTGCTAATCCCATTTCGCTTGCTCTTGCACTTGATACTTTCTCAGGTTCCTATTTCAAGAATGGAGCTACCTATGGAGGATACTTTTCCTCAGATAAGAGTATGCCTGCCGAGGTAAAAGACAGGCTCGCCCGCTATTTCGGAAACGAGAACGTCGGTTCCGGTAACGCATTCAAGACTGTAGTCCTACCAGATGGAATAAAATACAATAAAATAACCAATACCCCACAGGAATCACAATCTATTGAGCAACGCAATTTTCAAGTCGAAGAAATCGCTCGTATTCTACGTATTCCGGCCGCGTTGATAGGCGCTAATGTAAAGCAGTCAAAGCAAAATCTCGAACAGCAGAACTTGGAGTTCTTGCAATACACGATTTTACCTATAGTACGAAAGTTCGAGCAAGCTTATACCCAGAAGTGCTTCCTTGGCTCTGAGGCAGATAACTATAGCGTCCGATTCAATTTCCAAGAATTGCTACGCACTGACATGCTAACTCAGGCTCAGTCGTATGCGATTATGCGACAAAACGGCGTTATCTGTGGAAACGAATGGCGTAGAGCCCTCAACATGAATACCGTTGACGATCCTACATGCACCGCCTTCCTTGTCTTGTCGAATATGGGTGGTGTCGGATATCAGAATACTGCTGACAATATTCAGAAACAAATCCAGGCTGTTAATACCGCTGATAATCCGGAAGATGAGTTGCCGGGGACTGATGCCACACGCTCCTTAGTTCCACCACAAATTATTTTTGAATCTATTATTAGCGATACAGCAAATAGGCTCTTGCGAAAGCAGCTGAATATCGTAAAGAACCTCGAAAAAACTAATGAAGTTCGCAGTGGAACACAGGCAATTACTGGTGAAAAAGTAATGGAATCACTTGGGTTTGACGAAATAATCACTCCACTTTTCAGGTCGTTCGCCGCTGCCACTAACTCATTATCCAGCGTAGACGCGCGTATCACACGGGCGAGAGCACAGTATTTGAAGCAATTCTCTACTGAATCAAATGTGGGGACTATCAGGGAACTACTTGTCGCCGAGTGCCACTAATTATCTATGATCGGAATCTACAAGATAACGAATGCTATCAATAGCAAAGTATATATCGGACAGAGTTGGGATATTGATCGTCGCTGGTATGAGCATAAACACTATCCAAAACAGGATAACCAGCATTTGCAGCGAGCAATGAATAAATATGGACTTATTAATTTTAAGTTCGAAGTTGTGCTGCATATAAAGGATGGACCCTTCACGCAGAGGTACCTAAATACCTATGAAAGCAAGTTCATCGAAATGTTCAAGAGTACTGAATCAGCGTTTGGGTATAATAAAAAATCAGGAGGAGCAAACGGCAGACCGACTGCTGAAACAAGAGCGCGGCTTTCGGCTGCTCAGGCTGGTAGACAGGTTAGCGTTGAGACTCGTGCAAGACTTTCAGCAAGCCTGCTTGGACATAGTGTTAGTAACGCGACAAGAGCGAAGATATCTCAAGGAAATATTGGGAAAGTAATAAGTGACGAGCACAGGTCTCAAATATCGAGGGCGACAAAAGGTCGTATTCGAAGCGAGAAATCAAGAGCCCTTCAATCTGCATCTACTGTTGGACGAAAGAATCCCTGGAATAGCGATCCAGAGAGGGCTGCAAAAATATCCCAATCACATAGGGGAATAAAACTATCCGAAGCGCATAAGCAAGCGATACGGGATAGCAAAAAGAGGTTGAGCAATGAAGAACACTCCAACATATAGAATGAATGGCTCCGAGATTAGAGCGAGCGATGGCGACACTCCAAAGATTTCTGGATATGCCGTTCTATACAATTCGCGCTCAGAAAACCTCGGCGGTTTCGTTGAAGAAATAATGCCAGGAGCATTCACGAAGACGCTCCAAGAAAATAAGAACATACGTTGCCTGTGGAACCATGATCAGAATTACGTGCTTGGTAATGTTGCAAATGGAACATTGACACTCCGTGATGACGCAAAGGGGCTTTACTTCGAGTGCATTCCGCCTAATACACAATATGCCAGGGATTTCACAGAAAGTATCCGTAGAGGAGATGTTCGAAGTTGCAGTTTTATGTTCGATTGCCTAAACGACACTTGGAGCAGAGACAAGGATGGCACGCCACTACGACAGGTAAAAGAAGCCAGATTGTATGAAGTATCAGCAGTAGTTTTCCCGGCCTACCCTGCAACGATGGTTTCGGCGCGCTCCATATTATCAAACCTTACACAGGCTTTTGAGAAGCGCACTAATAAAGCAAAAGAAGAACTAACAGATGAAGACAAAGAGGAATTGAGGGCGATCCTCCTATCAATAAACGCCCTGCTTATTTCCGACGATGACGATGAAGACGACGACGCTGATGAAACAGAGGATCAGACTTCCGAGCCGGCTCCAGAAGTTCCCGAAACTCCTGAATCAGATCAGAATTTCGAACTTGATTCAGCTCCGAATGGTGAGCAGTGTGGCGTAGTACAGATTGAGGAACAGCGTCAACTCGATGAGATTCGATTATTTCTAATGTCCACAATATAGAACTTTGGATTCGATAGAGAATGTAACAAGGTTACAGAGCCGATTCGAGTAATCACTCTTTCCAAGTCCACTTCAAAATCAATCACAAAATAAAGAGGTAATTATGACTAATCAGAGTAGGGAGCTCCGCACGGAGGCTTCCGTTCTTGCAAAGGCTTATCAGGATATCGCGGTCAAGGCCGCTACTGAAAAGCGAGAGTACACCGCCGAGGAAAAGACCGCGCAAGAGAAGCGCATGGCGGATTTTTTGGCTGCCAAGAATAAGTTCGAGGAACTTGACAAGGCAGAAGACATGAACAAGATCATCACCGATGTCGATACGCGCTCATTCAAGGCTGCTGCCGAGGCCTCCGCTGAGGATCGTGGCGTTGAGAAGGGCACTATTACTGGTTCGACTTCTGAGAAGAAGCCTCAGTTCCTTCGCTCCTATCTCGCAAGGGGAAAAGATGGTCTAAGCGACGCTGAGAAGCGTGCATTCGGTATTTCAGCGGCTAACGTTGGTGACGTAATGGTCCCGACTGAAGTCTACAATCAGATTTTCGTTGCTATGCGCCCGTATGGATGGTGGGTCGACAAAGCACAGGTAATCACTACTGATGGTGGTTATCCATTGGTCCTCCCGACCTTCAACGACACCGCTACTAACGCTACCATCGTTGCCGACGGTGGTTCAATCTCAGCCGACTCCTCAACACCATTCAGCTCCTTCACCCTCAACGCCTACAAGTTTGTCTCCGGCCAGATCGCGGTATCCTACGAGTTGCTCGCCGATTCTGCAATCGATGTTGATGCACTCGTTGCGACGATGATTGCACAGCGCTTTGGTCGAGCCTTCTCTAACTACACCACGGTTGGAACAGGTTCTTCTCAGCCAAAGGGTATTGTTCCTGCCGCAACGGCGTGGCAGACCGCAATAACTGGCAAGTCCGGCGCTCCTCAGTACGCCGATATTGTCACGCTTATGTTCAAGGTTAATGCATTGTATCGTAATAACCCCGCTGCTGCATTCCTCGCTAACGATGCAACGATTGCGGGTATGTTCAGTCTCGTTGACGCCAACAACCGTCCATTGGTCAACTTCAACGGCTTCGGCTCTGCACTCCCGATGACCATTCTCGGTTATCCACTTATCTCCACGTGGGATATGCCTACTGCTGCAACCAGCGCTAAGTCACTTCTCTTCGGCGATCTCAGTCAGTTCAAGATTCGCTTTGCGAATCAGATGACTCTCGTCCGTCAGGTCGAGGCTCTCGCAACGACTGGTCAGGTTGGCTTCGTCGCTACATGGCGAATGGATTCAAACCTCGCGGACGCGGGCACACACCCAGTCTACGTATTCCAAGGTGCAGCGACCTAATCGAAAACATTTCAAAACAATTTCAAAAGTGTTCACTCCTTTAAGGCGCCGAGAAATCGGCGCCTTTTCTTTTGTCCACTAATTATAGAGAGGAATGGCAATGAAGAAAGAGCGAGCAGTTATGCCGAAGGTAGAGATTTCGGAGGATGAAAAAGTTCGAGTTCGAATGCTTACAACCATTCCTGGATTCTATCAGAAGGGTGACATTGTGATACTCGATGCGGGTCACGCAGAGATTTGGACGCAAGCAAATACTTGTGAAATCTTAGAAGGATAGTTGAATGGGCACGATTACTAATTTTACCCCAGCCGTTAATGCGCTGATTAGTTGGCAGGATTTCCAGACAATTACTGGTTTTCCCGACACGCAACAGAATCAAACTCAATACTTCATCAATGTTGCATCGCAATTATGCGAGGACTTTTGCAATAGGAAGTTAGCTGCCGTCACACTAACGTCAACACTCAATAACTACAGCGTGAACGATGGCCTCTCACTCGTCCTACCGGAGTATCCTGTCAATTCAATTACGAGCATAAATATCGACCCTCAATCATTATTCCAACCGGCCACTCTCGTGCCATCTACTGACTATTGGTTTGATTCTAAAACGGGCGTCGTATACTTCAACGGGACTTTCGTTCCCTGTGGGCCGCAGGTCGTCCAAGTCGTCTTTAACGCTGGCTACACTACAATTCCGCTTACGATTGAACACGCAGTAATAGAGAGTGTTCTTTGGCTAAATGGACGAGTACAGAGAAGGACGACTGGTGACAGGACTACGAACTATGACGGCGTAACTACAACGTTCGAGACGACATTACCGATTACCATTCAGCAACTTCTCCAAGACTATAAGAGGGTCATCGCGTAATGATCAAGATAACGGTTGAGGGCGTTGACGAAGCGAAGCAAGCGCTCACTGAGTTTGGCAAATCAGCCAATAGCATGCTTAATCGGATTCTCTTGACCGTAGCGAAGGCATATAAGAAGTCCGTTATTAGCAACTACCTTTCAGGGCAATATTTGAAGTCGGAAACAGGAAAGACCATAAAATCGATGATGGCCTATCGAGGCAAGGGAGAGAAGAATACTTATTACGTTGGTTCAAAAATACAGAATATGAAATCCGCGTTTGTGGGGCTTGCGAATATATATGAGCATGAAGGTGGCGTTGATATCTATCCTAAGAATGAGAAGATACTTCGCTTCCTAACCGAGGATGGGCAATGGCGTTCTTCGTATCACATACATCTTCCTCAACACAGTTTCATGACCGATTCAAGTAACGCCTTTGACTTCGAGGGCAATTTCAATACGGCAACTGAAACGATTATAGCGAAAGAGATAAAAAAGAGAGGGTTAGAGTAGTGTATCGCGTCATAGAGCCAGCGTTTACCGGCATATTCAATTTCATTACAACCAGTCTCCCTCTACGAATAGCAGAAATTAACGCTGAAATCAGCGATGGAATAACGCTTCCTATTCCTGATGTGTATGAGATGATAAATAGGCCGAATAACCAAGCGAATACGGCGTTTTCAATGAATCTTTCCGATATCATTTATGGCCCGGAAGAGTTTGGTACTCAATATATCGATCTTGAGTTTTCGATACATATATTCATGAAAGGCGCTGAGGCTACGATTGATACGCTACTGATTAGATATATGGATGCCGTAAACAACGTGTTCATGGACGATTGTAGCCTCGGCGGTACAGTTGATACAAGCGGCGTCAATAAAAGCGGAAAGGCCGCTGATGTCAGCATCGGCGCTATCGAGTGTGAATGCAAGGCAAGAATAACTTTTGCATAGTGACACTAATTATAAAGACAGGAGATAGATAATGGATCAGGAAAATCTTTCATTGGTATCGGTAACACTCATTCAGAACATACCGTACCTTGGAAAAATAGGCGACATCGTAGAGATTCCCTATTATCAAGCACAAAATTGGATTCGTTGTGGCTCAGCTCAGCTTATTGCTGAAATCCCCACTATTGATCCGGAAACAGGAGATAAATAATGGCGTCTTTACAGCAAGTAAAACTATCTATCGCTGATGAAACTACACCAGGAACCCCGGTAGCAACAACGACCCTCATACCACTCACAGGGCTTCCAACGATTGACAAGGTGATGGACCGAAAAGTTGATGAATTGATTCTTGGTACTTCAATGGAAGCAGGCGAGTATTCAGTAGATTCGAATGTCGGCGGCAACATACCTCTAATGGCTCGTGCAGTCTTGGGGTTTGGAAAGCTCGTCAAGGCACATCTCGGTCTTGAGGCGACTACACAGCAAATCGGCGGCGTTATCAAGATCATGTATATTGGTGCACAGCCATCTTGTAAGATGGTCGTAACCTCAACAACCATTACGTCAAATATCGGCGCTCTCGGTGCTGAGACCGCTGATCCCGGTGCTGGTACAGCGGGTTTCGGCTCGGCAGGTATAGCTACCCTTTCAGGGTACGCTACTTTAGGCGCTCTTGTTACTTATCTACAGACATTCACGAACTATACAACAGTAAACGTGATGGGAGCAGCGGCAGCATCGACTACAACGCCCGGACCTATTGCAATTACATCCATTCAGGCCCTCGGCAAGTTCGTCTATATCTACTTCAAGTCAACGACTTCTGGCGTATATGTCCATCAATTGCAACCTGATCTTTCTATCAATGAGCGTAATTCTGTTACGTTGCTGAAAGAGATTACGGTTGATAACCTTCAATATGCTGGCTGCTACATCAATGAATTGAGCCTCAGCGCATCGATGAAGGGATATGTAACCGGATCAGCGACGGCAGTCGGATTCACAGAAACTGCTGCTCAGTCAGCGTCAGGATTTACGATGCCAGCGTCATCGCCGTTGGTCTATCAGAATGGTACTATAGCTTTTGATGGGAAGGTGTACACATTCGTAAAGAGTTTTAGTTACAAATCAACGAACAACAGCCTTAGCGATGGTTATGGTATGGGCTCGCTTGATAGGCAGTATGTCCTAAAGGGCAAGTTTGGTATATCGGGCGATTTCCAACTGAAACTTGATTCAACATCGTATGCAGAGAGAGCAAAGGTCTTCACAGCCTCTGTAGTTCCGGCGTCGTTATGCTTCATTGGTGGTGGACTTTCAGTATCAATGAGCGAAGCAATGATTATGGAGCTGCCCTATGTGATGATAGACAAATACGATTTTTCAAACAGTTCAGGCATTCTTGAAGCGAAGATCAGCTACAAGGCTTTCAATCCGGCTGGTGCGTATCAGTATGACGCGCCACTCACAATCTCGATCATCGATATCAATGCCGCGGCTTATTAATACTAAGGAGAAAAAAGATGGGTACTCTATATTTGGATATAACGAATAACGTAGATACGCTACGACAATTGTTCGTGAATACGCTTGTCGAGAAAACAAATAGTTCCGGCGACATTGAACAGTATGTAGTTCCTCTCGAAGAGATCTCGGGGGATGACAAGTATGTCACGTTAGACCAGATCGCCGGCCTCGCAGGGGAATAAAGGATGGAATCTAACAAAGTAAGGATCGCTCTTAATCGCACCTTGTTCGGCGATAAGACGATTATAAAGAAGCTGTCAACGCATGATGAACAATTCTACATCGTGCCCCGAAAGTTCTCAGTTGAGGGAATGAACACAGTAACACCCCTGATGACTCAGTTTAAGTCAAATGCTGAGGTCGAGGGCAGTGTATCAATACCTAATGATTTAGACTCCATCACAAAACTATATAGGGCGTTCTTTAGATTTGGAATAGGTCGCCACAATCTTACTGATGATGGTAGCGAAAGTTCAGACGTTACCGAGCAGACAATAGACTTCATCTGCGAATCAATGGATTTAGCGCTCGAGGTATTTACAATCGTAAAAGAGTTCCAGAGTTTTTTTACCTCAGCGAAGACCTCCAAATCGAAATAGCAGAAGCAACTGATTATATATTCGATGGTAGTGTCTTCCCGGAGGATGCTGGGGATCTTCCCGACGGAACTAATCCATATAAAATTATTCGTAATTGGCAGCCGTGGATTGAAGAGTGCATTTTGTTTATGGATGGAGACGGAGCAATACGACACTTCAAGTATCCTGGTTCATATTCAGAACAGCCGTGGATAGACAGTAAGCGCTTAGTAAAGCCATGTTTCCCAGGACCCCGCCATGTGTGATATTCGCGGGCGGAGGCAAACGATGCAACGACGACAGACCCGCGATCAATGGAAAGGCAGCATCAG